TACAGGTATTGACTATGAAACTGCTGATACTGATGGTACAGTAGTAGTTCATAGTCAATACCTGTAACAATAGTACCAGTATCGATACCATTAGGAGTAGCAGTCTGTGAAACTGTCATTCCTAGAGTTAGATTTTCAGCAACGTTTGCTTGGAAAACAAGATCACCACTTACAGCACCAGAAAGTGCAGTATCTAGATAAACTGTTGTACCTGCAATACCAGAAACACGAGTACCAGCAGCAACACCTGTACCTGTTACACGTTGCTTAACAGCAATACCAGTAGTAGCAGTTGCAGTAACTTCGAATGTACCAGCAGTACCAGTACAAGCAGTTGTATTAGATACAGCAGCTAATGTAAGATATGTGTCTCCAATGTTACCTTTAACACTTGTCTTTTCGATTTGTGTTCCTGCAGCAGCAGTACCAGCATCTGCTACACCATGAATGGTTGTAGGTAGATTGTTAGCACGTACTAGCATGTAACCATAAACGTCACCAGCAGGTCCACTAAATTCAAATGTTTCTTCTGGGTATGAAGCAGTTGTTCTGCCCTTACCGAAGTCTAGGTTCTGTGTAGCAAATGTACCTTGGTTCTTAACACTTAACAGAAGATCGTTTCCATCGATGTCTACGACATATGCACCAGTTCCAACAGATCCACCAGTTACATAGTCTCCTTTTTTAATTTCAGCATTAGATGCTACGGTAATACCATACTCACCAGCAGTACCACTACCTTGTACTTGTACAGCAGCAGTTGAAAGTGTTTGGATTGTCCAACGATTACCATTTAACAGTTTACCATACTGTTGTGAGTAATCTTGATCATGCCTTGTATTAATAATTTCACTGTAACCTGTTGCAGGTGCAGTACCATACCCTAGGGTATTATTGGTTGTATAAGGCTCGTAATACGCTGTCTGTGATGGTGTATCAGCTTCTGCAGGATACGTATTGGTAGTGAAAAGTTTTAAGATAAGATTTCTGGGAATTGCTTGGTTTTGGTTAAGCAAATTACGCAAGGAATCAATTTCACCATTATCGGTTACTAGCAGTGCCATGTTGGAAACTCTCCGTAGTTTATCGTCTGTTGGTTATTTTTATTTATATCCGATAGTATTTATAGTTTAAGTTTCAATGAGATAACGAATCTACTGATATTAATAGAGTAGATAACTTCAAATTGAAATATGTCACCTGAATATACTTCGGTAGACCAAGTAGAAAGGGTGTCATTTTTTGCCTTTCTTTCTTGTGAATTATTTAATACACCTAACTGTGGTAATTCTGTACCACATATAGATGTGAAATTTGGGAAGGTATCGTAACTACATTTTTGAATATCTAGTTTTAGATTACCCTCATCTTCAGTAATAATTGTCCAAGATTCTATAATACCAGTAACATCTATTGTCATGTTACCTTTGATTCCTGGATTGAGTGGATCAGATCCACTATCAATAACATAATTAAGAGTCCTTGTTAAATCAGCAGTCGTTGCATATGCAAGACCAAAGAATGGACTTGATGATGTAGGTGGAGTACTGAAAACAATTTTATCGTCTGATATAGTATAATCAGTACCTGGTTCAAGCATTTCACCATTAACAGATATCATCAACTGTTCATCATTAAGAGGATAATATGCATCTCCATCAATGGTTAAAGAGAATGTATCTTCGGTACCATTAAATTGACCAGATATATTATCTAATTTCTTATTGGTAAACTGTGTTGATTTAGAAGGTATCTCATAATTAACATCAAGTGTGTATTGTGGCGATGGACGCTGTGCTACACGATGAGTATTATTACCAAGTCTGACATTATATGCCATCAGGATACCCCATAATTTATTTCAGCAAGACCTTCTATAACCCTTGTTTTATAATCGTTAGGAGAAGTTAATAGTATATCATATACATATCTTCTTCTACTCAAAGCAGATGTTTCAGCAGGGGTTAATGCAATTTGAACATGTCCAAGAGTCCTATCAAGAAATGATAGTGTAAAAGGTATTTTATCAGTTTCTTTAGCAGAGAAACTTTTCTTCAAAGCAGCCTCACCAGTATACCCTGCCATGTTAAGCGGAGTACCATCTTGGTTTGTAATGTAAAAAGAAGTATCGAAGTTTGCTCCTTGATCAATTAGTATGTTGACTGGGACTGCTGCCATCGTTCACATCTGCTGGTTGTTTTTCAAGTAAATCTAGAGTTTCTAAACCACCTTCGAGTTTTAATTTATACTCTTTGAGTTTATCAATCTCTTCCTCACCTTTCTTAATTCTAAAAGCATAATCTTTCAATTGTGCTTCGAATTCTGATCGCATTTTTGATGTATCCATAATAAAAATATATTATTACTTATATTTATCTAGGCATTAACGAATATCATTCCAGTCATAGAAGAATGGTATTCACAATTATAATAATATGTTCCTGTTAATGCAGTACTAGTATTCCAAGTAATAATACCACTTTCTGAACCATTCTTTTCAATTACTCCATAATCACTATTCCAAGACTGTGTTCCTGTTCCTTGTGATATACCTACCCAGAATGGATGACCAGCAGCACTAACTGTGAATTGTATAACATCACCTTTCTTCACATTGAGTGTTGGGTTTTCGGTATCATTAAAAGTATTATCGCTATCACTACCTGTTATCAAATATTTACCACCACCTGCTGTAACTGTTATAGGATGTATTGTAGGTGGTTTAGGTCTATAAAAATTATTAGTTCTAGGATACATCTGGGCATTAAGGGGAATTGAATGTATATCTCTCCTCATACCTTTCAATGTTTCTTTATACCACCCATCAATAAGACCACTCACATTTCTTGGATTGATTGCTCTTATTTCTCTAGTGGTAGAAGTAGCTCCACCATGTAATGGATTTGCTCCACCAGCACAAGTTCTATCATCAAACAGACCACCATTAACATCGAATGACATTTCATTTTCATAAGAATTATGCTGTATAAATCCCATTACATCACTATTAGTAAATCTTTCTTTACCTGTTGCTAACAATGCTGCAATACCACAAACCTGTGGTGATGCCATACTAGTTCCACCGATAGTGTATCTCCAATTAGTACCACCATATTTGTTATCAAGATAACCAATACCATTGTATCCAGATGCAGCATAAATGTTATTTGGATCTGGCCAAGCACCTTGAATCTTATCTCCAGGTGCCCAAACATCAATCAATGGACCAAAATTAGAAAAATCTGACTTTCTCAAATCAGATAGATTTGAAATAGAACCTACAGTAATACAACCTTTAGCATTGGCTGGAGAAGATCCTCTATGATGATAAAGGTTGTATGATGCTCCACTGGGAAGATTTAAAACAACCTTATTATTAAAATCAGCATATTCTGGTGCTGTTGGATCTACATGTATACCATACTGATCATTGTTACCAGCAGCAGCAATAACAACTACACCATCTTCAATAGCATCTTCCATGTCATATCTTGACCCAGTGCTATTAGCATTATATCTAAACGTACCACCACTATATCTACCACCAGATCCTATACCAAAATCTTTGTGTATCCCAGCATTATTCCATCCATTGGGACCAGCATTACCAGAATTATATGCAGTACCACGAATTACAACTTCCATCACATCATTCTGGGCATCAAAATCTCTTTCATAAATTGGCCAAAAATTGTAACTAGATCCCCAACTATGATTTGTTACTGTGGGATTCCGTTTACCTGTTAAAGGATTTATTGGTTTATACCTATGGAATGCTCTCAAATAATCAAATACTAATGTAGATGTAACAGGAGTTCCAAAACCACTACCAAGGTTTACATGTAAACTATAAATATTTGCTTCTCTTGCCCATCCATAAAACTGACCAGCAACAGTACTTGCTACATGGTTGCCATGAAATGTAGAGTTAACATTATTTGGATGATATTGATATGATCCTGAAGGAAGTGCATTACCATCATCATCTATACTACTAACATAACTATTTAACTCACCAAACCAATCATATTGTACAAATCTATTCATTCCAGTAGTAGGACTTTGCCATTCAGCACAATCAAATGAAACTGGATTATCAACAATAACTACATCAACATGCTTTCCATCAGCAAAGACTTCTATATTGTCATTAATTGATGCAGTAATATCATATCCCCACGCTCCTTTTCTTCTTTGAGCAGTACTCCCAGCAGAGTGTAAATGTCCCCACTGTCTGTCATTATCACCATGATCGCTTGCTGAATCTGATTTCTCAAAATCCCCA